CATCCCTTTGCGTCATCGCCACCAAGAACACTGAACGGATCCCCATTCTTAAGCTTCTCGATGGTGCGCCCAAGCAAATCGATCCCCTCATCGTCGTGCCCGACCCAAACGACGGGGTAGCACGGACCAGGGAGGGAGTCGCCCTGGTAAGATTCGATGTCAATCTTATTCTGCGCCCTGTGGAACAAGTTGAAAACTGTTTCGTCAATAACGGAAATGGGCCAAATGACCCTCCAAGTCCCCTTCTTAACCTTTTCGGGCTTGTGAAACTCGCTCTTGAGGAACGGAGCCCGCGGATCTTGCAAACCCCTGACGACGATCTCGCAGGGGGTCATAATCGCAATGTCCTCAGCAGTGTAGGCGTGCCACAGAGCTAGGCGAAGAAACACGATCAAAACCGTGTTCGCACTCTGCGCGTCGCTCTGCCAGACGTCTTTAGTCCCGGGCATAACATTCTGCGAGTACCCTGCCGACTTAGAGCCGTTGAGCCCCTTCAAGACATCGGCTATGGCCTTGATGTTACACCTGACATGCGAATTATTGGGGGGGAACGAGGCAGAAATAACCTCATTGGCGTACTGAGAAATCGGTGGCTTCACAGCACGAATCCTCTCCGCAAGCTGGATCTTGATGGACCCAATGAGCGCCTCAGTCGCCTCAGACCCGACAGGGGGCAAAGCCCACCCAGTCAAGTCTACGCCGTATCTGGCTGCAAGCTCAACGACCTTTGCAAACCGCTTCGCTTGCAAATCTCTCTTCTCTTGCTCGACATCGGGCTCATCCCTCTTCTTCCTGCCTCCGCGCCTAAAACCGCGATAAGTACCAACTCTGGCGACCTCAACTCGAGAATCACATTCTGAACTGAAGATAGGGTTGGGCTTGGCGATGTAGGCGCGTAAGGGCTCAACTTGGGGTGTTTGTTCAACAACCCGTGCCTGACCGAGGCTGGCAGCTTTGACAACTCAGACAAAACGACTAAGTCATCAGCTGCTCTATGAAGTATGTCTCCGACTACGTCGATGTTCTCCTGAGACAAGATCTCAACCCCCTGAGACACCGTAGACGGGTCAAAAGGAGGGAGGTCTGATGATCTCTGGACTTCGTTGACGACGTCCCACAAACTTTTCCCGGAGACGGGCGAAGAGTGGAAACGAAAACTAGGCGGAGCAGGGGATGGAAGCGCCCAAACGGGACGTCCAATTGCAGTCGCTCTCCTGAACAAACTGGAAGTGAAATCGCTAGTGAAAGC